ACACCCAGTCGATATCTTCCGTCGCGTCAACTTGACAACTACATTTGGTGGAACAGCTGCCGCTATAGCCAACATCCAGACTGGAGCGCTCTATCTCGTAACTCTCGGAAGCGTCGCCCCTGCAGCAGGTGCTGAATGCGTACTTGCATGTCGCATCCGCTTTGTTGATGGTTAACCTCTAAGTGAACAGTCTTGGACGTGTGTTTTTATGACTCTGTTCGTTCGCTCCGCTCACTCACTCCGTCAACAACACACTGTGGTATTTTACATAGAGAAAGTTTGCAAGTAGTATTGCACTTTCCTCAGACCCAAGGGCACCAAACCTTAATAAACACCTACACAGATCCCGTCGGGAACGTATCTGCGCACAAATACTACCCTGCTTCGCTCGCATGCTCGCTCGCAGACGTATTTGCTTGCCTGAGTTTAAGATTACCTGACTCCGGATGCCGACCCTTACCCCGGAGATATTTTCTCCGGGTCCTGTAAAGCTGTAAAGCTGTAAAAAGTGACGTCATCACACATATATAAGAGCGACATGCGTATGCACTGGAAGACTTTAACCGTCTTTGTTTGTTCATTAACCCTATGTCTGATGAAGACTACAACCCTACTTTTGGAGAAGAAGATCCCGAAGCCCGCCACAGCACAGAACTTGACGAACCCTATGACCTCGAGATTACAGAATCTCAGCTCGCCGACGGACTCTGGACAGACTTCATGCACTGTGAAGACCATCCGCCACAAGCACAGGCTGCCACCGCAGACCCCACCGTCCACCCTGACGACGGTACAGACCGATCGTCCCGTCTCTTCCGACTTAATGCAAAGCACCTATTTTGTACCTGGCCCCGCTGTGACATCAACAAAGAGACGGCCCTTGACCGCATCCATACCTTCTTTGGAGACAACCTGGATTGGGCTCTGGTCGCCGCCGAACACCACTCCGAGCCTGATAGCGATGGATGCCGCGATGAACATCTACACGCCGTTATTGCCCTCAAACGCCGATGTGACTATACTACAGTTGCCCCCCTGGATCAAATATTGGGTGTACACGGGAACTACCGCTCAGTCCGACGCCTCTACGCCGCCATCGTCTACGTACAGAAGGATGGCAACACCTGTCGATATGGGGACGTACCTGTGCCACGAGGATCTCGACGAGAACCCCGAACCAAGGTCACCACCAAGTTATGGGAACTTGCTCGGAGTGGTGTGGGAATCGACCAGATCATGGACGCCCACGGAGACTACTGTGTGCCGCACTACCGTGCAGTCCTCGACTACATCAACTACTGGCAAATGCGACGAGACCGGGACAATACACAACTACTGCCGTGGATCTGCCCCGCCGCACAACCTGGTTGGCCACACTCCTGGACCTCTATTTGCTCCTGGTTGTTCTTCAACCTTAACCGGACTGTACCCCGGGCCCACCGCGCTCTCCAACTTTATGTCTGGGGACCGACTGAAACCAGCAAGACATCCCTTATCGTGTGGCTCGGCAAGTTCTTCAAGATCTTCAACATGCCCCACGGGTCCTTTCTTGATGGGTTCAACGATGCCTACGACTTGCTCTCCTGCGACGAGTTCCACGGCAACTACACGATTGCGTTCATCAACGAGTTCACCCAGGGAACCCAGATGCAGGTCCCGGTCAAGGGAGCGTTTGTTACCAAACGGAGGAACGTACCGATCATCTTCACCTCGAACAAGCCTCTCTCCGACTGGTACAAGCTCCAATCCGATGTGGTGCTCCGAGCCCTCAATAAGCGATTCTTGTCCATCGAAGTAACGACGCAGTGTCCCTGGGACATTGGCTACGGTCACACCACGCCTGATGCTCATCCTGTAGCTCCTTACGGACTCGACCCCGCTTCTGAAGAAGCAGCTCAAGCGCGGGCTTGTGATCTACTCGATGCTCGCTCCAAGCGCACCTGTCCTACACATGTAGTCTGACAGAGTAAACCTCCTCCATCCTTCGGATGTTTCTATTCAGATCCACACCGCCGACTACTTCGTAGCGGCGTATATCAGCTATATATAAGCCCAACCCCCGCCAAAAACCTATTTACACCATGTTACCCAAACGACGCTGTGAGCGTATGCCTGACCCGGACGACGAGTTCTACCAATTCCCGGGCTACATTACGCCCCCTGAGTGCAAGATATTTGAAGTCCCCAACACCAATACGAACACCCACACGATAACCGCTCCTGTACTCCTCAACGGCATCGGCACAGGCTTTGATTATGTCGACCGTGTTGGCCGGAGAATCCAAATGCACTATTGCCAAGTTCTCGGATACATCATCCCAGCGGACGATGATACCCTCCACAACTACATAGCCCTACGCGTTATATACGACACTCAACCGAATGGCGCTTTGCCTGCTCAAACTGATATCCTCGAATCTCCCGGAGCTACGAGTTTTCCTGTGCACTGGCGTGCCCAGAGATTCCACGTCTTAGCAACAAAGCGCTTGACTATGGGCAAAGGCTGGGCCAATGCCCTCACCACCGAGGGCACCATCTACACGACCTCGTCCCCTCAAGCACTAGCCTTCAAGCTCGACGTTCCTCTCGACCTCCCTACTACCTACAATGGAGTCGGTGCAACCATTGCCAGCATCCAGACGGGCGCACTATACTTTTTGCCTGTCTCCTCTGTAACCTCCGCAGCTCCTACACGATACGCCCTCACCTTATGGAAGTCTCGCCTGTACTATACTGACGCATAAACCGTCGTCCTAGCCCTAATAAAAATTCTTTCCCACATGTCACTAGTCAGATCCCCGCCGCCGCCGCTCGTTTTGACCACGTAATATTATAGGGACGTGGTCAAAACTTCGCTCCTCGACGGCTATTTAAACACTCCCTTACCTACCGGAGGTACTTCTCTCCCACAACACCAACTATGTCTAACGTACCACCCCGTCAACGTCTCAAGCGTCGTGCTACCGACGTCGAACTCCTTGAAGCCGAAGCTGCCGTTCTTCGGGCTGCCAAGAAACCAGCACGATGGAAGGCACCATCCGCAAGACCTGTACTGCGGATAACCGGCCCTGCTGCTCGTTCAACCCCTATGCGTGGTTTCATGGGACCCTACTTCCGTTCTCCCATGGAACGCAAAGTCATCGACACAGCATCCGCCACCTATGTTGCAGATACAACTGGCACCATTACCTTGATCAGCGGTTGCGCCCAAGGATCTGACTACACCGAGCGCATTGGCCGATCCATCCGCATGACATCCGTTGCAGTCAAAGGCCTTGTGCACCCTGTTGACGACACATCCCTGGATACATTTGTCAAGATAATCCTCGTATATGACGCCCAACCTAACGGAGTACTGCCTGCAATAGCGGACGTCCTCTCTGGAGCAACCAGCATATCCTTTATGAACCTAACCAACCGTGAACGATTCCGCATTATCGCATCCTACGATTATGCTATCGGCAAGGTCAACACTACTGCGACACAAGCCATAGCTGGCAGCCCGACAGTACACCCAGTCGATATCTTCCGTCGCGTCAACTTGACAACTACATTTGGTGGAACAGCTGCCGCTATAGCCAACATCCAGACTGGAGCGCTCTATCTCGTAACTCTCGGAAGCGTCGCCCCT